AGGGTGTGGGAGCCTAACGGTGTAGATTTGAGACTTGACACTGGCGACAGGCAATTTAGATACGTTGCTTTTTTTACTGGTACGACAGCGGGCAATTCAACGACTACAATATCAGTAGCAGGAATGGCAACAGACGGAACTTGGGGATTGAATGACGAGGCGTATGGGAATTTAACGGCTAAGACAAATATAGGTACAGGTAGTTTTACACATCAAACAACTACAAGTAGTTCTGTCGCATATCAAATACAGGTGTTTAGAATATGAGTTACGGCATATTGGTAAACAGTTCAGGTGGGTTTACTCAGATTGACGCAACCTATGATAATTTAGCTGTCTACGCAAGCGGCACAGTCAATTCAAGTTACGTTAATGCGGCAGGAACTGGGGGTGCTACCAACAAAGTTGCTTTTCCTGCGAACACGCCCGCAGATTGGTGTATATTTGCTAAACCAACAACAGAATCAGGCGACCACCTTTTAACGTTAGCGCATTATTCTGACGGAACTGGATTTGCTTTTTTTAATACTTGGCAGAACAGCACTGTAATTTCTGTTAGTTGGGTAATTGCAGTCAGGTCTAGGGATATGCCAACAAACAACAATCCTGACTTTGGTCTTGAGGTAAACAAATCAAACGGAGAACAAGCGTTCAGCTCCAACAATCTTAATTTTAGGTGTGAACAAGTTTCCTTTGATACAATTGTAAATACGCAAACTTCATTAAGTTCTTTTAGTGTGAGTGATATGGCGGGAGTGTATTCTCTTATGAACGGCAAAACCATTCTGGGGGCGGCTCCTTCTGGCAATCAATTTTACAGTATATTATATTCATTTTTTTCAAGGTTTGAATATACGCCCAAAACAATTAGAGGGTTTGCGGCTCCTGTAGCTTTAGCGTCTTATGGCGCAACTGGTCAGTTTGGCGGTGGTACAAAAACAAATTTAATAGGTCGGTTTAAATGATTAAAGTAGCGTTAATTAAAAGCAATGGCGAAGTTGCATACACTGTAAGCCCTGCGGTTGACGATATGTATGTGGATGGGCAAACCTACAATGATTGCATTGCAAAGCATATAGACCATACAGCAAATGACGCTGTAGTCATTAGCACTTGGTATTGGGATGATAAGTGGAAAACAAGAGAAGCAAAGTCTGATGATTGGCATGATTGGGTAGACAATGCATGGTGCTTTAATTCGATTGATTTTTGGGATTTTGTAAGAGGTCAAAGAAACGGATTAATAATAGATTCTGATTGGACTCAAGTAACAGATAGCCCTTTAAGCAGTGCAAAAAAAACCGAATGGGCAAGATACAGACAGGCACTTAGGGATGCTCCAGAAACATACTCTTATGCAACATCTTTAGATGCTATAATATGGCCGACTAAGCCGAGGTAATGAAATGATATATCAACTAGTACAGGGCGACCAAGCCCCTCAAGTACAGGCTATCTTGACCCGCGATGATACAGGCGCTGTTATAGATTTTTCTGGAGGTTCTTGCGCGTTAAAATTTAGAGCAAAAGGAACTACTACTACCCTGTTTACGTTAGCGGCCGCAGATGTAGGCGAAAGTTTTGAAAATGGAAAGGCTATATTTTCCTTTTCAGGCACTCAGCTAAATATTGATGAAGGGTATTACGAGGGTGAGATTGAAATAACTTATTCGAGTGGAACGATTGAAACTGTGTTTAAGGTTTTGGACTTCTACGTGCGGGCTGACTTCTAATGATTCAAGCTATCGTTGCTTTCAAAAAAGCAGTAGCAGAGATTGGCTTTAAAAAAGCGGTTGCTGAAATTAAGTTTGGCGATTTTCTAATATTTAGGTTTTTCTTTGACGCTCTAGGGTTGTCAGATACACAATCTAAAAGCGTGGGCAAGTCTCTAAATGATTCTCAGTCTGTATCTGATGCAAGCGTTTCTAGTGTTGGCAAGTCTGAATCTGATGGATCATCTACCGCAGACTCCTCGTCTTTAGACTTTGGCTCTACGCAAGCAGATGCAGGTAGCTTTTCGGACAATGTAGATACCTTGGCAATAGGGAAGCTCATTCAAGATTCCCCTAGTGTGGGCGAAAGCATATTCCTTGAAACTGGCTTTAACAGGCAATACGCGGATTCTTTCTTTGCCGCTGAGTCTATTAGATTGGGTGCAGGTAAGGTCTTTGCAGATGCTTCTGGAGCAACTGACAGCGAGTCTTTTCAGATTGCTAAAGCTCTAGCTGATAGTTCAGGCGTTGCAGAAAATGCTGTGATGTCTCCAAACAAAGTATTGCAAGATTCTTCAGTAGCAAGCGAAGATCAAAACATGGACTTTCACAAGTTCATTAGTGAGCAGACAGGTGTAACGGATGACCTAGATGGCGAAGCTACTGCCGATGATGACCAAGAAATGACGTTTGTAAAAGTGCGATCCGACTTGGCAACTATGGTTGATTTATTTGCCCATTCCACTAGCAGGGGTTTAAGTGATACAATCGGTTCATCCGATTCAGGTTCTTTACGCGGGCAGAGCTTTTGCTCTTTCGATTATTTTGCCGATGATTATGTCGGCTTTTCCCAATCTTTTTAATAGGTGATTTATGATTAACGATGATTTAAAACTACGCGGTGATGTTGCGATAGTATTGAAAGACAAGGACGGCAATGTAAAAGACAGCCGTGAAATCCACAACTTGGTAGTCACTTCTGGCTTGACCTATATTTGCTCACGTATGGCAGGAACTTCTGCGGGTGTAATGTCTCATATGGCATTAGGTTCTGGCACTACAGCGGCCGCGGCAGGACAGACTGACTTAGTATCAATTCTAGGCTCTAGAGAGGCGTTAGACAGCTCTACTGCTTCAGCCAATACGATTACCTATGTTTCGTCTTTTGAGGCAGGAGAAGGCACAGGAGCTGTTACAGAGGCAGGAATCTTTAATGCTTCTTCTGGCTCTACCATGCTTTGCCGTACTGTTTTTGCTGTTGTCAACAAGCAAGCTGATGACACCATGTCAGTAACTTGGACTATTACTTTAACTGCATCTTAATTAGAGGGGGCTACCTATGTCTACTATCGTAACAAGGAGCGGCAAAGGCACGCCCCTAACTAATACAGAAGTTGATGCTAACTTTACAAACCTTAATACAGATAAAGCCGAATTATCAGGTGCTACATTTACAGGCGAGATAGTAGCTCCCTCTCTGGACATTAGCGGCAACATAGATGTTGATGGGGTAACTAACCTTGATGTCGTGGACATTGATGGTGCTGTGGATATGGCAAGCACTCTTATAATTGGTAACAGCATTACCCAAAATGGTGGTGATTACCTTTACTCTGGTGGTGGTAATTTTGATATAAAACACACTGCCGCAGGTCAAAATATTGTATTTAGTACAACTCCTTCTGGTGGAAGCACCGCAGAAACTTTACGAATTACGTCAGATGGTAAGTTATCTAAATTAACTGGCGACCTAACCTTAGACGTTGCAGGAGACATTATCCTTGATGCTGATGGTGGAGATGTAATATTTAAAGATGGTGGTGCGTTAAGAGGTTCTTTAAAAGCAGGGACAAATGCGGCTTTTGAACTCAAGTCACTAGAAAATAATGCCGATTTTAAAATTAAAGGTATTGATAACAACGCAGAAATCACAGCCCTCACCCTTGATATGTCTAATGCGGGTCGTGCTATCTTCAATGCAGGAGCATCTTTTGCAGACCATGTGTATTTGTCGGATAACGCCAAATTAACTTTAGGTAATGGCGATGATGGTACTTTGTATAGTGACGGAACAAATATAATACAAACAGCTACTGGAAACCTAACACTAGACGTTGCAGGGAACATTATTCTTGATGCTGATGGTGGATATGTTCTGCTTAAAGATGCAGGAGTTCAATATGGTGGCTTTTACACTTCAAGCAGTGACCTTGTCATGCAATCTTATGTGCAAGACAAAGATATAATTTTTTACGGCAACGACGGTGGTTCAGGAATCACAGCCCTCTCCCTTGATATGTCAGCGGCAGGTGAAGCCACATTTAATGATGATATAAATCTAAGCGATGGTAACCGATTAAGAATGGGAGCAGGTGGAGATTTTGAAATCTTTCACGATGGTTCTAATAATATCTTTAAAGGTGCTACTAGCGACCAAGATATGAAGTTTAATGGTGTTGATGGCGGCAGTGAAATCACAGCCTTGTCCCTTGATATGTCAGCGGCAGGTGCGGCTACGTTTAATTCTACGGTGACAAGCACAGGGCTGATTGTTGGCAATACCAACATTGGTAGTAACTCAAGTCACCTTGTTAATTTAACTATTAATAACAACGGCTATATCGGCACTACTTATAATAGTACTGCAATTCAGCTTTCAACCGTTGGTGCGGCTACGTTTAGTTCTAGTGTGAGAGGAACTCAATTAGAAGCCTACAAAACTAATCATGGTGGTGATGTATCAGTAGCGGCTAATCAGGTAGGTAATGCATATGAAAATCTCGCTTCTACTGCGTCACTTATTTTAGGGGCTACGGCAACATCTACGATAAATTCTACAAAAATAGTAGCAGACCATTCTGCCGCGTCAGGTGGTGCTACAACCAACCATGTACAAGATTTAGTATTTTATCCAGTAGGCGGAAATTCACAGAATTTTGAGGCAATGCGTATAAGTTCGCTAGGTGCTTTAACTGTTAAAAACGTAGCGAATGGACATACAGTATTTAACGAAAACGGCATAGACGCTGACTTCCGCGTTGAGTCTGACGGCAACGACCATATGCTGTTTGTTGATGGTAGTAGTAATTTTGTGACAGTGGGTGATTCTGCTACTTTCGGTGGAGACTTTAACGTCTTTGGTGCTACAGGAATACGCGGTAAAAAAGCGTCTGGATATAAAAACGCCTCTATGATTCGACCCACAGCCTTTGGTTACTCTGTAGGTACTTATGCTGTCACTCAAATAGGAGATACAAATACTCAAGGCACAGTTTCTATTGGCTACGACCCAAGCGGTAATACTAATGGTAGCTTTAGCGGTACAGGCATTGAGATGTTGTTTACTCCAGACATTCATTTTTATCAGCCAAATGCCGCAGATAATGCTTATGTCAAACAACTGCGTATGGTGAATACTGTTGGCGTTACGATAAATGATGGTGGTGCTGACCTAGATTTTAGAGTCGAATCAAACGGCAACGCTAATATGCTGTTTGTTGACGGTGGTGTTAATCGGGTTGGTCTTGGGACGGGTACGCCTAGTGATACTTTAGACGTTAGAAGCGGCGGCATACGTTTGTATGATAATGCGGATGGCAACGGCGGCGTAATTTCGTTTGGTTCGTCTTCTGGCTATCAAACTATAGGCGGCGGTTCTGGTTCTAATAATATGAACTACAGAACTTACGCAAACCATGTATTTAAGACAACAACTGGGTCATCGTCTACTACTGACGGCACAGAGCGAATGAGCATTGGCACTGGAGTTGTAATCAATGAAACAGGCGTAGACGCTGACTTCCGCGTTGAGTCTAACGCTAACGGATACGCGCTGTTTGTTGATGGAGGTACAGATACTGTAAGTATTGGAACAGCCGCAACGGATGCTAAGTTTAGAGTTGACGCAAGTAACGCAGATTTAAGAATTGGATATGCTTCTGGCTATAACTATTTTGATGCTGACGTAGCAAATGTATATAGGGTAGGTACTTCTAGCGTAGAAGCCATGAAAATGGATATTGGCGGGATTGTACTTAACGAAGAAGGAGCAGACCGCGCCTTCCGCGTTGAGTCTAACAATTTAACTCATGCCCTTTATGTAAACGGAGCCACAGGCAGTATCGGTTTCGGTACTTCTAGCACCAGTATTTACGGTCAAACGTCAGGCACTGGCACCCTAGCGTTTAAAGCAGATGACGGAAGTACGGGCGGTTCGTTAATGGTATCAAACAATGCTGACCGTGGGTGGTCACCTATTTACCTAAACAAATTTGCATGGGCTTCGGGTGATGATTCAAGGTTCATGCAGTTTTATATTAATGCAGGAGATGACACTGCGACACTTTCGTATGACGGCACAAACTTTGCCATTGTAAATCCATCTGATTATAGACTTAAAGAAAATGTAGTTGCTTATACTGGTGGCTTGGCAAAAATAAATGCAATCGGTGTTAAGTCTTTTAATAAAATTGATGGCGTTTCTAGTCACATTACTCAAGAAGGCTTTATTGCTCACGAACTAAAAAAGGTCATTCCTTTATCCGTGATTGGTGAAAAAGATGCAATGAAAACAAATGAGTCAGGCGAAGAAGTGCCTGATTACCAAGCCGTAAATAAAGAAGCACTGATACCTTACCTTGTATCAGCAATACAAGAACAACAAACTTTAATTGAATCACTAACAAACCGCATAGCGGCACTAGAGGAATAGAAACATGGCTATAACAACTACTTGGTCAGTGACCGACATGACACACGTTGACGCAGATGGTGGCGTTGTAAAGGCTTACTGGAGTTGTGTAGCAACGTCTGACACTTCCCCATCTTACACAGCAGTAGAAGGCGGCAAGCTAATCTGCACATACGATGCTTCAGCGGCAGGGTATATTGCATACGCAGACTTAACTGAAGCTGATGTCCTTGGTTGGATTTGGACTAGCCTTATTGAAGACGAAGAGACAGCGGCAGAAGCTAAAGCGCGTATTGAAGCCAACCGTACATCTAGAGTGCAGGGTCAAATTGATCGTGCCGCTACACAGGCCGCAGGAGTGCCGTGGTAATGAGCGATAACACTATCTCAATTCCAACTTGGGCATTACCTTTGGTAGTGTCTTTGTTTGTTGGTGCTATCTCTTATGGTGCGGCACAGGCTAATGCGGAATCTACTAGTGAAGACGTAAAGCGTATACAAGCTATCGTTAAAGAGACTGCTGTCAAGGCTCAGGCTAACGGTCAGGCTGTGGCAATAACAGAGACAAAGGTTTCTGCAATTATTGACTCACTGGCTAGGCAAGAGAAGATTCAAGAGCAAACAAATGAGCAAATACAGGCTCTAGTCCAAGCGTTACTGGCTAAGTAATGAAACTCGTCGTGGCTCTAGTGTTTCTTTTCAATGGTGAAATAGATCACGACAAGACGATGTATTTTCAAGAGCTAAACGCTTGCATGTATTACGCCCAGAACTACAGCAGAGAACGAAGCTACTTTGAGCCTACTGAATGCAAGTGCAAATTAGCTTGGGTCGACAGGAACACTAAGGTACTAAGGTGAAATCCCTTGTGTTTGCTTTGATGCTAGAGACTTTAGTAGATGGCTATGTTGATAAAGTTGAGCAGTTTGGGTTGTTTGAAGATGTAGACCACTGCATTTACTTTGCTAGAAAGCTAACCTTGCAAGGTGGCACACAGTATGAGATACCTTATAGGTCTTACTGTTTACCAAAATACGTTGATCTAGAAACAGCAATCATATTCAAGAGATAAATATGAATGAGGATTTTAAAGACCCTAAAGTTTTATGCGGGCTTATTCTAGCAATTATTTTAGTGGTAGCAACGTTTACTATTGTAATCATTGAGCGTTTTTAGAAACACTTTCCTTCCTTTAGTTACCTAAAGTTATGTACAATACAATTTCACTAACTAAGGAGATTTAACATGGGCGAGAAAAAAACAACTCCCATCACGATCAACGATACAGAATATCTATTTGAAGACCTAACCCCAGAACAACAAGCAATGGTAAATCATGTTGCTGATCTAGATCGTAAAATATCAAGCACTCAATTTAACCTTGACCAACTCAGTGTAGGCCGTCAAGCGTTTATGAATATGCTGACTCAACAGCTAGAGGTTGATGAAGCCGTGGAAGAGATAAACTAACATGGCTACTGTCAAAGAGGCGTTGTTAAAACTCGAAGCTCACGAGCGTGAATGCGCTGTGCGAATGATGGCTATAGAGAAACGCCTTGATGACGGATCAGAAAGATTTAAAAAGTCTGAAATGATGCTGTGGGGAATGTACCCCCTTATTATTGGATTGTTTTTAATTGAAAGGTTAGCATAATGTTAGAGTCTTTAATTTCCCCTGTTTCCAATCTACTGGAGCGTTTCATACCTGATGCCGATACTAAGCAGAAAATAGCGCATGAAATTGCAACAATGTCACAGAAACACGCGCAAGAAATTGCACTTGCTCAGATTAAGCTCAACACGGCAGAAGCTAAAGGCAACTGGTTCCAAAGTTCTTGGCGACCCGCAACAGGATGGATTTGCGTCTTTTCCCTTGGTGTCAACTACCTAGTCTCCCCGATAGCCGCAGGTTTTGGCGTAGAGATACCGCAAGCAGATGGCAGTACACTAATGCCTATTTTAATGGGACTCTTAGGGATTGGCGGCATGAGATCGTTTGAGAAGACCAAACAAATACAAGGTAAATAATCATGGCTAAATCACCTAAAAAAGAAGAAGAACCAAAGAATTATTTTAAGCCTAAAGAATTACAGTGCAAGGCAACAGGCGAAGAAGGGTTTGACCCTGACTTCTTAGTGAAGCTAAATGCTATCCGTGAAGAGTGTGGGTTTTCGTTTCCCTTGTCCAGTGCTTACAGATCACCTCAACACCCCATAGAAGCGCGTAAAGAGCGTCTAGGAGCGCATACCTACGGAAAGGCAGTAGATATATTGTCTAACGGAGAAAACGCCTTAGAAATCATTAGAGTGGCTTTAAAGCACAATATAAAAAGAATCGGTATACAGCAGAAGGGTGGTGGTCGGTTTATTCATTTAGATGATTGCACAGAAGAAGAGGGTTTCCCCTCCCCCGCTATCTGGTCATACTAGCTAATTAAATCTATTAACGTAACACCTAGAACGCTTGCTAGTGCTTGCATGGTGTGCAGTTTCATATTCTGATTTCTACGCCACCTGATTACTTGTTGTGGTGATGTTTCTGCTAGTCGGGCAAATTCAGCATTAGACAAGCCTTGCTCTTGTTGAGCGGCACGAATGCATTTTCCTGCGTCAATTAATTCCATCGTTTTAGTCCTTGTGATATATTGTGTGGGTCAGTTTCCCCGACTGACAAATCCTATGGTTTTCCCCCCTCGAAAGGGGGGGGTTTTTAGAACGGAATGTCTTCATCAAAACTATCTGATTGCGGTAATTGCTGTTGAGGCGCAGACTGTTGCGGTGCTTGTTGTCCGTCTGTATAAAACACTTTTACATTACCCAGAATAGGCGTTTGCACTTTCGCTTCCCGCTCTTCTTTGTCTACGCTTTGACTAATAAAGCCATGATTCTCATATTGATCTGCCACTTCCGTATCAATAAAAGTTGTTAGGTCTAGGTAAGTACCTTTCGCCCCTTTGTATAACCGTGACTTATCAATCTTAGTCACATCAATTCTTACAGATATTCCTACTTTCATCGGTGTTTCTCCACTTGGTTTAAAATAACATTAACGGCCTTACTTACCTCAACGGCCAAGGATTCAATAAACTGGTTATCTCTTTCTACTCTCACCAAAACGTGAGACATATCGGGGTGGTATAAAAACAAATCCCACCACTGACGATCACAAATCCACATACAACCTTGAATCTGATGATAGTATTTCTTAACTGCTATCTGTGGGTCTCTCAAATATCCTGCATGAGTACCCTGAGCCGCGCATTTAATCTCTAATCCACCACCCTCAATTAACCCATCTGGACTACAGCCAAACTCTTGAGAGTCATCAAGAATAAACCCATGCTCTGTAACAGTGTTGACTGATATAAATTCATAAGATTCGCGGGCTTCTGGCTCTAGCTCGCTACCTCTAGCCATATGGTCGTTAGTGTAAAACGGCTCAGATTTACCTGTAAGGCGTTCCGCTACAAGCAGATCAATGTATTTCTCAGCAGATGATGACGGCTTACCAGTGGTTGTAATCAGCTTAGAAAAGTTACTTGCAGATGGCTTGCCCAATCGTGCGGCAAACCATTCCTCAGTGCCTTGTTCGTGGTCTAGTATTATCACCTAACACCTCCGTTGCAATTCGATCATTGTATTTCTTAAAATACTCTTTAGTTGGCGTATAGGCATGAACTAAAACAGCACAATCAACGCAAGACCCTTCCAACATATATGCACAGTTAGGGTCTTCAGACGGAATTGGAAGTGCGCCTAAAACATCATCACAGATTGGACAAGTTAAATGTAC